TGATCTTCTTCAGCTTTGTTTATTGTAACACTAGAATAAGAAATGTCAAGCTCTGATTGGCTTGATTCATTATCATACAATACCGCTACACGAACATTCTTACCCCAAATATCATTTAACCAACGCTCGTCGGTTGACAAGCAGCTACTTTGCCAATCTTGTTTAATATAATTTAATGTGGCGCCAGTATCATTGATATCATCGACAATAAGAATTTTTTTGCCGTTATTTTCATTATCACCAAAAGCATCTTCTGCCATCCATAAGTTACTTTCGGGTTGACTAGTGTCATCTCGCAGGCTTACTTTAAGAGTTTCCATTGGGATATTTAAATATTGACTAATAAGATTAGCTGGCACTAACCCACCGCGAGTAAGCCCAACTACATAATCTGGGAGCCAAGCATCCTGTTGAATTTGGCGCAAAATTTCTTGACAATAACCTTCAACATCCTGCCAAGTTAAAAATACTTTTTTCATTGTGTTCCTATAGAGTAGTGTATTTAGATATTATACACTATCTATAGGAAATTTGTCAACTGAGGATTTGCCGAATGCCGTCTTCAAAACTCATAGGAGCATAATCGGGCATAATAGAACGCAATTTGCTAATGTCTGGACGACGATTAGCTACAGAACCAGGCATACTAGGCAACTGTTCAAATTGAGCATCTGGGTGACCCATTACTGTAGCAATAACTTTAACAGCTTCGCCAATTGATATTTCGCGGTCGTTTCCCACATTGACTAATTCACGATTACAATTTTCGGCTACATAGATACTAGCACGGATAGCATCACTAACATGACAGAATGAACGAGTTTCTTGTGCGCCAATTACAGAGAAGGTACCGTTTTTAATCTTATTAATTTGATCGCCTAAGAAATGGCCTTGTTTACTATTTTCACCGTAAACATTAAAATAACGAATCATAACATACGGAAGTTCTGAATTAGCCAAATAGTTTTCACTAGTAATCTTAGCCAAACGATAACTCCAGCGAGCGTTGTGAATATCTTTGATGTAGACATCTGCGTTTTCTGAAACAGGGCTTGTAGGATCATCTGCTACAATCTCACTGCTTGACGCATATACTAAACGCTTTAAATTTGTTTGCTTACGAGCAAACTCAAAAATATTAATATCAGAGATAAAGTTATTAGTTAGTACCTTGTTAGGCATTTTGTAAAAGTTAGTAGTACCGTTAATAGCACCATAGTGATAGATATAATCAAAATCTGTTGGTAGCTCTACATATCCTGTAAAAGCATCATTATTTAACAAATCCATTTTTACCCAATGGTCGCAAGGAGGAATTGTAGTACTACGACTATGATTATCTACTGCCCAAACTTCGTGACCAGCATCTTTTAATTGCTTACAAAATTCTGTACCTAATAATCCGCTAGCACCAGTAATTAAAATTTTAGCCATTCGCAATCCTATCATTGTCATCTAAGGTAGCTTGGATCAAATCAAATTTTAGATCAAGTTGTTGTAGTAATCTGTTCAATGCTTTGGTATCTTTAGGTAAACAATGTCCTCCAAATTCACGGAACTTTTCGTTGACTAACAAGTAATGTGGATTGATACAGTCGCGCTTTATAATAGCTCCGTAGATAGAATTATAATTTGCGCCAACCTTTTGACATATCTCATAGATAATGTTAGCAAAAGTAATCTGTACAGAGTGATTGACATTGTTGAAATATTTGATAACTTCGGCTTCGATTGGCGTTACTTTAACTACATTGCGTGGGATGAAGCCATGTATCTCTTTGACTAGCTCAAAGTCTTCATCGCGATAACTACCAATTACCAATACATCGTGATTGTAAATGAAATCAGCTAATGCAGTCTTAGCACGGAGGAATTCAGGAACGCAAGCCAATTTTAGATTTGGATGCTTTTCCTGTTGACGATCAGTAGTTCCAGGAACCGAAGTGCTTTTGATACAGACGAGACCTTTATAATTAGCATCATCTAATTCCTGTATCACGCGGTCAATAATACTAGTATCGCAGTCGCCTTCTGGTGTGCTGTCTGTAGGAACACTGATAAAAATACATGCTGTATCTAACACATCCTCCAATTTAGATCCTTCAAACTTAGGATCAAAAAAGCTCATGGCATGTCCTTGGCCTTCCAGCCCGTCATATACAGCAGCTCCTACTGTACCTTTTCCAATTACGCCTACTTTCATATTAATCCTTTCGTTTATAATCTATATCTATGTATCTAGATTCGGTCATAGCACATAAATTTTTAATCTCTATCGCTACATCGATTGGCTCTAGACATATATCTGGATTTGGGTGTACTCTAAAAGCTGTCATTTTAGTATGAACGTGTACAGGATTAATTAATCCTAATTTTAAATTTTCACTAACAAATTCACTAGCACCCTGCCACATATTAAATAGTGCGGCTTTGCTAGCGGCATACAAAATAAAATTACGTCGACCGTGATTATAACAACTAGATCCTAGCATAATAAACTTTACCGGTTTACTAGGAGGCGTGTCAATGTAATGTTTAATCACGGACCAATTACTTTTTAAATTAACATCAAATGTTGTGTCGTAGTCGGCATCGGCATTTTCTTTAAATACGCCAGCGCAATTAATGACAACATCTGGTTCAGCTATAGTAAGTGCCATATGAATACGCAACTCGCTAGTGGGATCAGCTAAATCAACAATCTTACGGTCAACTGCTACAATATGATACTCATCTTGTAATAATTCCATTGCTGATTTAGCAATGTCGCTATTGGCGCCAATAATCAATGCTGTCTTCAAAATGGTCCTTTGAATTCAACAGATTTAAGTTCTTCTTTAAGTTCAGGTATCCATCCTTGTGCCGATCCTTTAACTAAATCATTGGCAGCCGCAGCTATATTCTGTGCGTTAGGATAGAAGTGATCTTCTAATGTAGGTGTTGTGGGGCACGGTGTAGGAGCAAATCCCATACGCTTGGCTTGCCATGATATATCTCCCATGCGCTCTTGTAGACTAGCTACAATTTCTGCTCCAGCACCGCATTGTGTCCAGGCATTATCGACTACTATGAGTTTTTTGGTTTTGCGTACACTCTTTTCGATAGTGTCTAAGTCTAATGGATTTAACCAGATAGGATCAATCACTTCTGCGCTGATACCTATGTCAGCAAGATAATTCTGGGCTCGCATACATTCTAGTTGTTGATAACTAATACCGACTAAAGTGACGTCTTTGCCCGTAGCTGTAACACGGGCCTGTCCTGGCTCTACTAAAAGTTCGCCTTCTGGAACATAGCCAGTACTATAATACAACATTCTATGCTCTACTATGATCACAGGATTGTTATCACGCACAGCATATTCTAAACAACCTTTAGCATCATATGGAGTACTTGGCGCACAAATTTTAATACCAGGTATGTTCATAAACAAAGGATATAGACTTTGGGTATGTTGTGCGCCATTACCCCAGCTCTTGCCGATAAGCATACGCACCACCAACGGAGCATTTTGTACACCGCCTGACATAGCATGAGTCTTGGCTGCCACATTGATCAGTTGATTCATTGCCAACGCAGAAAAATCCATACGATAATGATTATGTATAGGACGGTAACCAGCCAATGACATACCTACAGCTACACCAGTCATAGCATCTTCTGCTAATGGTGTGCCAAAACAACGGTCAGCGCCAAATTTTTCTGTTAGTCCTTTGGTAGTGCCAAAGGTTCCTTTAGGATCGTCCACATCAAGACCAAACATTACGACCTTTTCATCCCGTGCCATTTCTATTTCAGTAGCTTCGCGAATCGCGTCTACATAATTTAATTTACGATCATTTGTAGACATATTTTAATAATTCCTCTTTTTGTGGAAACTGACTGCTTTCAGCAAATTGTATTGCTTGATCGATTTCATTTTCAATCTCTTGATCGATTTCAGATTTAACTTGTTGGTCAAGCAAACTGCCTAATCTTTCTATTTCATCTTGTTCACGGAATGGTGTTACTTCATCCTCGGATCTATATCCTAATTTGAAATCTTCGTTAGGACCAACATGCTCTAACCAACGACTAGCTACAACTTCTAGAAACTGTGGGCCTTGGCCATCGCGGATTTTTTCTATTAGCTCACCTGCTATATTATAGATAGTTTCTGTATTATATTGATCGATAAGCGTAGCAGGAACTCCGTTAGCTTCAGCACGGCCACAGATATCTAGTGAAGCCTGTCGTTGACTACGCTTAGTATGGATAGCTAACTCGTTATTTTCGCAGACAAATAGTATTGGCAATTTATGTAGTGCGGCAAAGTTCCAGCTTTCGGAAGTGACACCTTCTTCGGTAGCACCGTCTCCGCAGAAACTTACGACTACTTGTTTGCTATTCTGTAATTTAAGAGCATAGGCATAGCCCACTGCGTTAGGAATGCTAGAAGCTACAATGGCTGTTGTAGACATAACACCGTGTTCTAGGCTTACCAAATGCATACTACCGCCCCAGCCTTTAGCACATCCGGTGATCTTCCCAAATAATTCGGCCATCATTGAATTAAGATCACCACCTTTGGCAAGATATAATGGATGGCTACGATAGTAACCAAATACGATATCATTTTTTTCTAGATTTTCGCATATACCTACTTGTATGGCTTCGTGTCCAATTCCTAAGTGTACTGGACTTTTAATTTTATCTGTAGGATAGATTTTTGCAATTACTTCTTCGGCCCGTCTAATTCTTTTGATTGCTTTGTATAATTTAGTAATATTCAATTTTAGCTCGTAAATTTATTAACGTCATTTGCTTTTAATTTCACCCAGGGATCTTGTTTACCTAGTTTAACATTTTGCCAGAAAGTAAGATCGACGCCTTTAGATTCTAAATGTTTAGAGATAGTTTCAGCATCCATCAATCTGCCATTTACAAAAGAACTGTGGGATATATCTCGTGGATTTGATGGATTACCTTCGCGGAGTTCGCGATTTTTAAAAGTGCTATCGTTGTTATTTCCAGTTAAATCATTTCTGTCATGAGTCGCATAGATATCTACAATCTGCATAATATCAAGCATATATGCTATCATACTAAGCTCGGCATCAATCATCTGATGTCTAGCTACAAAACCAAAAAGGTCATACCACTCTTTTGGGTAGATAGGGAAGATTGAATATGGATGTTCGTTGTGTACATGGATTTTAAGTAATTTGAATTCACCTGTATACTTTTGAATGATACGATCCCACCCAGTTGTTTCCATTAGAGCATCATCGTTCCAAGCAAAAAGCCAATCAGCTGATGTCTCGGCGGCCATGCCATTGTAGTAACCATTTAGTTCAGCATACCCTAACGGTTCAAATTGCATTACAGTATAGTGTACACCTTTTTCATCCATCCACGGTTGGATAGTTTCGTTAAAATAATTTAATCCAACTTCATCATCGTTATCAAATGCCAGCATAATCTGGACATCGTCTATATTAACTACTCTATTGATAAGACTAATAATACTGAGTTTGAGTGGTGTAGTTCTAGCTCTTGTAGGTAGTAGAACTGCTATTTTGTAATCATTTTTAGTTTTGGCCATCATTATCCTTTGTACAGTTAGAACTATTTACTAGATAATATAGGTACTTAATAATTTCTTAGTCTTCGTAGATTGTGGACCATTTAGCTAGTTTTTTGCTCTTGTTCAATTTAGCTTCTTGTAGTTCTGATACAGTAAAAAGTTGATAAGCCTGTAGCAATTCAATTAAAAGTGATACATCGCCTAGTTCTTTCACTAGATCTTCGCGTTTTTCTTCTAATCCAAAACGTCTGGCTTTGCTAACCATCTGCACTACTTCACCACATTCTTCTTGTAGCAAATCTAATATTTCATTTATCTTTTTTTGTTCACGCATATTCAACCCTCATAGATAGCAGAATTGGCGCCGTGTTCGGCACACTCTGCTCTTACACAATAACAGCGATTATTACTTGCTTCTCGGATTAACGCATCAGCAAAATTAAAGGCATGTTCGGCAAACTTCTCTGCTCCAACTCCATCAAAGATTCTAATCTCAGCCAAGTCTAATTCTTCTAATTCTTGGAACTTAGCCAAGTGTGGATCTGCTCGATCCAAAGCCAGCTTGTGATCAAAATTATCTTCTAACCAGGCCTTGAGTTTCTTGAGCCCACCAAAATCTACTGCCCAGTTTTTATCATCTAATTTATCGCATCCAAAAGTAAATGTGAATGCTAGACTGTAGCCATGAAGTAAGTGACAGTGGCTATGATCGGCATTAGGTTGACGGAATACCGCACTTAATCCAATGTTGTGTCCGTAGTGTTTTGTTGAATAATACTTTGCCATTTATTTCTCCTATGTTAAATTATAGCATAGATGGCAGAGTTTGTAAAGCGGGATGACACCAAAAGACCGCTGTGTTTATTTACTCTCGCTGACTTTTCAACCAAACATTCACTCGTTGTTCGGCTTCCTCTTGGTCAATGGCTGGTACTGTGATCTCTACCTGCTCGCCCATGACATGATTTAAATTGTAAGGGATTGGTTTACCACAGAACACAATATCTTCCATGTCACGGAATACCGCAAACTCTTGTAAATTTTTTGCTCGTTCAATAGCCTGATTGGCTAGAATGCTTACATTATTCATTTTACTTTCCTTTATCTGTTATGCAAAAACTTCTTCTTTCAAATATCTCTTTAGTTCTTTATCTGTTGGTTCTACGGCATAGTTGTTCTTGAAAAAGATTTCGTAACTGTCTGACCCGTATTTGCCAATGCCATACAGTTTGGTAGCATCATCGAAATCCCAACGCCCAAAATCATAGCTCATTTCAACTAATCTTTTGTATCGCACATTGACCATGCCCAGGCTCCAGATCACATCCTTGACCTCTTGTTCCTGTGCCCGTACAAATTTGCTCGGGCTAGACCAATAGTGCATAAAGATAGGGAACACAGTTTTTACAGGCTTACGACCCGTCTGGTTCAGCATGATAACAGCCACCATGTGCTGCCACGCAGCAATCCTAAACTTTCCTTTATCGATTGCGGGCAACTGTTGTTGAACCATTAGATCATCTCTTAAAGGTTGTATCATTTTTTAAGGCCAACAATGATATCTTCAATCAGCAAGATAGCTATTAAGCAAAAAAATATTAATCCTGCGATGCTATGCCAATCCACAATCGTTTCTAGCATTATTTTACTCTTATGAAAAAAGATATTCTATAAAAGCAATAATCATTATCCACCATACATAAATTTCGTGTAAAAATTCATTAATCATCTTGGGGCAAAGTCCTGTTGTAATTTAATATTATCCATAAACTCTTTCTTAGTACCAGCGTCTGTTGTAAAGGCGCCTTTAAGTACTGTAGTCTGAGTTAATGAGCTATGTGCCATGATACCGCGATTTTCACAGCAACCATGCGTAGCTTGTATGTAAACTCCTACATCATTACTACCTGTGGCTCGCATGATTTCTTTTGCGATATCGTTACACAATTCTTCCTGTAATGTGCCACGGCGAGCACACCATTGAGCAATACGAGTATACTTACTGAGACCAATAAGTTTTTGTGCTGCTATGATTCCTATGTAGGCAACACCAGTGACAGGCTGATGGTGATGACTACACATACTACGCAACTCGCTGCGTACAACCAACATACCTTCATATCTATCCTCGCTATTATTTGGAAATGCTGTACAGTCTGGCGCAGGGTCATAGCGTCCAGCCATAATTTCGTTAAAATACATCTTAGCCAGTCGCCGGGCTGTGCCGTGACTATTAGGATCATACGCACGATCAATTAATAAAGTGTCTAATACTTTTTCAAATGCTTCAGTTGCTTCGTTGATAAGTTGTTTTTTATCTTGTTCGTTAACATATTCGCTAATGTTATCTCCAGCCCAGAAGCGTTTCTTATCTGCAATCATGCGCTCGCGAATTACTACGCTCAATGGACGACCTGCGTTAGGGTCTATAACGGCATCTTCGTATCCAGGATGATACGGGGCTTCTTCTACTAGTTTACTAGCATTTTTTCTATCTTCAGTTGTAAATGATGTCATGTTAAGTCTGTCTCTTCTTAAAATATCAGGCGGTGTTGGATTCCCCATTAGTTTCCTCTTTTAATACTTCCATTATTTCTTGTTGCTCTTTAGCTTTAATACCATTTACATCATATTTTTCAAATCTATATCCATACTTCATTGACGGCATCAACGCAATTTTTTCAAACATATCCATTTGCTCATTAGTAACACTATAGATATGCCCACGGACTTCTAAATTTTCAGTTTCTGCGTTAGCAAGTTTTGAATCTCGTTTACTAGTTCCATTAAGCGTAGAACGCCAGTTATAGTATTCTTTGTCAATACTATTAATAAAACCTTCTAACTTAGGATCATCTTTTTTAATCGCCCAAACAATATACAAATTGTCAGATTCGTATAAACGAGTGTGTTCTTCTTTATTAGAAGTCATGCGTTCAAATTGTTCGTCGAGTGTCATACAGTTATTATATAGGTTATTTAGGTCTAAGTCAAAGGTTATGTTATATTTTTCAATAGATTAGTAGCCGAAAAGAACTCTTTAGACAAAGTTTCAGCTTGTTGTTTGATCCACGGAACCCTAGTTTCGTATGTTTCGATATCTTCTATAATAGTATTGCAAAGCTCAGACCGATATGTATCGTATGTTTGATAATTTTCAGTCCATATACTTGGATACTTAAAATGATCTTGATACATTTCACTGTATGATAATCGATCTGGGACCATTGGTATAGCATCTAATAATGCACCTTCGTAACAACTAATGCCTAGCGTTTCTTGTAAGTTAGCACTAAACACAATTTTAGCTTGGCCTAACAATGTATGATATTCATGTTTAGTTAATTCTTTTTCCTGACAAACAACGAATTCATATTGTGGCAATCTGCTTGCTAGATCTTGAAAAATATCTACTTGTTTTTCTGGAGCGATTCTATGTGGGAATAGTATTAAGTCACGCTTTTGTAAATTTTTATATGGCGCTAATTCATCTACCATATACTCCATTGGCCATCCTGTTTGTGTCACATAAGGATTGGTGCCGTCATCGTAAGTATCGAATAAATTGCGAGCAAACATATCGATATGAAATTTTGTAGCAAAGTAGTTATGATCGAACGAAAAGAAAAAACTCTTTTCTGCGTGTCTTACCCAAGGCTTATCGCCAATAAGTCTGCCTAAGAAGTCTTGCGGATCATAACTACCAGCATGCCATAGTCCGTGTATAGTTACAGGAATCTGTAACAGTTCACTCATATACTTTAAATTTATGACGCCAGGGTGCCAAGCATCAGTAAAAATAAAGTGATCATTAGGGCTAACTGCTCCGGCGCAAAATAGTCGGCTAATTTCTTCAACTTGACGAGACTTATATATATTGGTGCCACCAAAATTAAGAAAAGCACCAGGAGTAGTGGCTTGAGGAACATCTTCAGGCCCAGAGATAATTTTGACATTGTGTCCTTCCTTTTCAAGTAAAGCAGGTACATGAGTCTTCCACTGACCCGTGTACCTGGTTGGAACTGCTTCTAAGTCAATTAGAAAAACTGTCAAATTGGTCTGCCTAAACGACGTGCATCTTCAGCCCACATGTTCTTGGCATTTTTGCCTTGAACAAATTTATTGTATTGTTGCCAAGCATAACTTTTAAAATTATACAAGTCGCCTTCGTTAAAACGATAACCAAAATCAACACAAAAATCTAAAAATTTAGTTAAGTCATCGTGTACTGCTAAAGCCCTGGGGCTGGGTTTGTAAACTGGCTTACCCATTTTGTTTCCTTAATATTTAAAACTTAGGTTAGGACGAGAAAGTTCATACTTAATGAGGCAGCCGTTCTCGCCATCTTCGGCCACTTCAATCCACACAGCGCGATCAGGATACCTGCCGGCTATTTGAATATACAAGTCGTCTGCGATCATTTCGCAAGACTTCCAATCTAGTTCTAAAACGGAACTCGAATTATTGTTATTGGAGGAATAGAGATTCTCGAGCCATCGTTTGAATTGGATGAATTCAATACACCGGTCATTGTGGAAAACATCGATCCACACCCGGAAATGAAAAATGTGCCTATGAGGACTAGCAAGAAACGATACATCATATTCTCCTGCGGTACACAAGTTAGGATCTGTGGCTGCCGCTGGGTATTTATGTATTCCTTCTTTGCGGAACGTACACCAAATTTTACGCTCTGCTTTTTCCATAATACGATTAGCTTGGTCTGCTAATGCTTGTTGTCTTTGCTGTTCCATATTAAGCCTTCCAAAGTTCTATTGCTACGATTTTACCAATATTTTCTGCTACATCTTGTCCTTCGGCGATAATATGTGTGCTGTAGTGATTACAACTAAGTTTGTCATCATACTTGCGAAGTTGTACAATAGTGCCGCCTTGTGCTGACATAACATTGAACGATAAACCAGTGACATCAATCTCTGGCGCCATAGAATCAATTCCAATACTTGTCGCCTCATAATCGTCGTCTTTACTAATAGTCATGTAACCAGCACCAAGCCAGTTTAATATAGCAAGTCTCCAAGATCTTGGTATCATTTAATTTCCTCGTCTTGGGTATACTGAGCCCAGTGGGTATAAGTCTTTATATCCATCAAATCGTGTAACTGATGAGTCCATACACCAGGATTAGTCTTGCCCCAAGTTAAATCATCAAGTTTAAGTGTAGCATTATAGTTAAACTGTTTGATGTAAGGAAGTTTAACACTGATCATCGGCACAAATTTTTCATATTCACAATAACCAGATTCGTGAATACCCTCTGTGTGCTTAACGTCAAAATCTAATGTGACCCAAAAATCATCTTTAAGCGCCGAGACAATAACATTGTCCCAAGGTTTATATTCTGATTGTGATATTTCTTTTGGATTAAAACTTTGACTAGTACCAAAGTAGATATGATTACAACTGTGTAATCCTGCCATTTTTTTAATTTCTTTGTAGTCGGGTGTGCCTACTACAAACAAAGTTTTCATACCATAACAAATAGTATGTTCGACTTCGTAGCCTGTAAAATAAACTACGCCTTGTCGTTCTTCAGTGTTTAGTCCCACTTGATGTAACCTCTACTGTAACCGTTTGGACGGTCCTTACCATCCGCAAACGCTTTCTGCCACTCTGTATTACGATTATAACACTTTGTCCAGAATTTGTCAACATCAAGTAAGCCGTTTTCGATCATATAACGGGCTTCCATCATCGACATGATAAATTTACTATTACGTGGACTTGGGAATGTCATTGTACAAGATTTCCAAAGTATGTTAGCAAAGTTTGTAGTAACCGTTTTCTCCACTCCAAACACAATCAAGGCTTCATTATTTAGAATTGGCTGGTCAAATACTTCTGTGCCTGATCCTAAATCGATTACAACGTCATAAGTGCTTTCGGGCTTGTAAGTAAGTGCGCCACCAAATAGTTCTGAATTACTACGGCCCAGAACATCAATCTCCAAGTCTTCAAATTCATGTTGAAGATTGTTGTAAACTACCCACGCAAGGAATCCGCTACCAATAATTAAACAACGCCCATCTGCTCGTTTATCAATTTCGCTATATGCTTGATTGACACAATTGATTCCACAGGCCACAGGTTCTAAAATATAACGGGGATGAGCTTCTGGAACTTGTACATATTCGCCATGTCTAACATTATAGTAATCTGCATAAGCTGGTTCACCGCGGGTAGCAACATAGTCTCCAACTGCCACATCTTTGATCTCGGAACCAATCTCGGTTACCTGACCCAGACCTTCATGCCCGCTCATATGTATTGGCAGTGGACCAAAATTGCCTAGCATCATATCGATGTCCGAACGACATACTCCAGTCATCACTGCCTTGACTTCAATTTCGTCTTGGGCTATTCCAGGTTTAATCCACATACTTTCACTAAACGAACCTTGGCCGTCAGTGGATAATAATCTTACTCTCATACTAACTCGTAAATGTCAATGTTTTCGATAGTTTTATGAATCCATACATCTAATTCTAATTGTAGATCCCAAAACGCCTGTGTGTGATACATTTCAATTGCTGTACTAATCATGCGTTTATACGCATCTTCTGGACAAAGTCCTAGTTCATAATAATAATGACTACCATCTTCGAATGTCATTAAAATGCTACGATCATCGTCAGTCAATGTACGCCAATTGGCTTCGATAACCCAGTGACAACCATGTGTATCAGTGTAATCTAATTCTACTTGATCGTCTACATCGTATACACCATTGGGATCCACGCGACCGTAATCCGTTTGAGTTAACTCGGGCAAAGACCAAAATTTTTCTGCTACTTGATTAGTCAGTTTGGCTTGATCATAGCTGAATCCAGATAATGATTGGAACAAGCTCAACAAATGTGGTAGTAAATCTCTACTAACTCCACCATATGCTAATTCTCGATTAGTGAACCATGTTCCTGGATTGGGTACACGATCATTATTATTCCAAGTTAAATTAATAATTTTGGCCTTGTGCGCCAACTGTGTCAATACTGCAATATTTTCTCTGTATTGATTATTCTTGACCATCATAAAACGAGTGCTGGGATAATCAGTTACTAAGTTGTACCATGCTAACGCTGATTCTAATCCTGGCTTTTCAATAAACACAATGCGACTATGTTCTGCTACTTGTCTGGCAATATCTTCGTGTGTAAAATTTGGAGTACAAATATGAACAGTATCAAAACAAGTATGTTCTGCTACCGCAGTTTCAACATCCATGTAATCGGCGTGTTTATCAGGATCTAAATCCACAGTGACAACATGATGTTCAAGTTCAGTTAATACTTGTTTGTATAACTGACCAATACTCATTCCAATTATAAGACTTTTCATTATGCTTCCAACGCATCTAGTTTAGATTCATCGAATCCAGAGTCATCAATAGGATGTTGTTCTTCTTCCTCTTCAACTGTTTCGAACAGATTGTTAAAGTTAGTACTAGCATTAACAGTTCGTTTACCAGTATAGCCTCTAGTTCCAGGAATAGCTTGCCAGAATTTATCGTACATATCAATGATAGCAATAGCTGTTTCGCGATCAGGAGCCGCAAATATAGCTTCTACTATATCTTTAAAATATATGACATCAAAATTATCTTGTACTAACATATTAGGACATTTGCCAGCATCGTATTCACGATTAGCTCTTTGTACAGATTCTAAGTGTAACCAGACATTATGTGCCATGAGCAATGCGTAAGAAAATGAATCCCAACTAGTTTTACCTTCCTTGCCAATCTTGTTAAGCATACCAGGCGCATAATAACAAATGTCTTTAATTTCTAAATTATCACTAACAGGACTATCATCAAAGTGATGTATTAATTTATCTTGTAATACAGCAGTACTAAATTTGCGTGTGTCGGCGGCATATTTCTTATCGTCCACAATAGCACTCATACGATAACACCATTTACCTCGATCCTGTATATCAACTTGATGGTATACTTGTCCATTAGCAGTTGCTAAGAATGGACTAGCACAATCAAAACTAATAGTAAAATTTGGATTGACATACTTGCGTACAGCTCGTTGGATGTCAGTTAATAATAGTGCCCATTCTAATTTACTTGTACCTAAGAAGTGCATCCAATCATGCTGTCCTTCTTGTAACAAGTTATCAAATTTTAATGCGACTAGTCTGCGTAATACTAAGTCTACATCACACATATTCTGACCGCCCATGGCCCAACCATTAAATGCTTTATTACCATATTTTGTTGGATCACAGAAATGTTTCATCTGCTGATACCAATCTTCCGCTTGTGCGTGATTCTCGCCTTGTAATACATTTAAGAACTTACAGTTACCATTACGATTGGCAATAAAGTATTCGTTATTATATTTTGTAGCTTCTACAGCTTGTTGATAGCTTTCGATACCAGTAGCTTTACGACCAACAGGACTGCGTTCGACCCAAGCTGGAATATCGAGTACCATGCCATAATCCATGATACCATCCATCCACTTTAATACTGCTTCACGCTTTTTCTGCGCCGCATCTAACTTAGCTTGATATTCTTTTACATGATCAATTTTAGTATATTTTGTATTACCGTTTTTGTCATGCTTAGGTGTACCATCTGGTTTCAACGATGGAACATGTTCGATACCCTTGGCGATAGCTTCGGCCATTTTAGTTTTTACTTCCGCTCCATTAGGGTCACGCCACTCACCTTCCCACACACCTTTACCAATCTGGAATCCACCCGAGTCGCCTAAGACAAAAGTATTAGCACGATCTCGATTACGAATCATGTCTTCGTTCCAATCTTGCTTACTAAGATCTAGGTTTGCATGGCCTGCGGAATACAAACTCCATTTATATGTGAATAGACCTTTCTGAGCATTAAGCCAGTTGAGCATTTCCATATCTTGGATATTCTTTGGCATGCGAGCTTGCTCGACATACTGTCCGCCACGCTGTTTGCCTATGTAGGTTCCAAAAAAACCTGACAATGCTGGCAAGAACACAGCATAGTCAGATTGTTTGTTAGTGAGATTGTCTTGGCTCATCTATTATTTAGATTGTGCTGGTAGGATATAAGAATAAACAGCAAGTCCAGTATCAACAACAATCTGAGCCGCACCTTCATCACTAATACGCATGATTTTATCACCATACAAATCGAGGATTCCAATGACAGCTTTAACTGGCCAACTCCAAGCTCTTGCTAATGTACCAGTTACACCTGGTTGGAATACAAAGTTACCAGCGTGTGTACTATGATCACCGAAGAAGAACTTTAGATCTCCATTTTCTACTTTAACTTGGAAATTGTTTTCTTCGCTATTAGCAGTAGCCTGCATTTTTAAACGCTGAATAGCGGCCGCACTTGGTTCAAATTCGATATTCCACTTAACACCTTTGAATTTGACAGTTTTAATTTTTTCATTGGCAACTTCGGCTGCCATGAAGCGATATGAATTTTTAAAGTCGCCAGATTTGTTCGCGAAGTTTAATTGATCCGGAGCTCCAGTGTCTTTGCGATTAATAGCCAAAGTAGCATCTTCTTTATACTCTTGTAAGTTCAAAAGAATTTTAAGTTTAGCTAAGTTTGGCATACCAAATGTGCCAATAAATTCTGGCACTGGGTTGATTGTTGTGCCTTCTACAATAATAGAATTATCTTCGGCTTTACCAAAGATTTTTGTTTCGGCATCAGTGCCAACTACACGAACTTGTTCAATACTGCCCAAGTCAAAAGTATGTGAAACTAAGTCTAAAAGATGATCACGCATTTATATTTCCTTTAATTAAGTAATGTTGATAGTATAACAGGTTTATTTAGGTTTTACAACGATTTTGAAACTTTTTTTGCCATTTAGAATTCAAATAATGACTGGAAGGTATTTTCTGTATTAGTAGCCGCAGCCAAATCCCAATCCAATACACTTAATAGATTATCAATCTTTTGATCTACGATAGTTGATTCCATCAACGCATCATCAAATGGCAATTCTTTAAACCAATCGGGTAATCTTTGCTCGTCAGTAGGATAACCAATACTTGTCCAACCCAACGGATTTGATTTTAATTTACACACAATAGTTTTCATACCATCTACTATAGCGATAGAATAATTGTCGCCATTCATACGGCGCATATTATTCCAATTAAGTGCCGCACGAACATGCCCTGGCATATTGGCTTTGCCTTCGCGTTCTTCGGCAGCACCGTATTTGGTTAGATTATTTACCCGTTTAGGAGTACCTTTTTCCCATGCTGGTCTTTCGGCGAATCCATATTTAAATTCACGAATCCGCTCGATGATGTCTTCGCGACTAGTGCCTGTTAATACTTTTTGTAATATTTCACTTAGGAAGTCTTGAATAACTTTAGGAGTATCTGAACGCTTTAAATCTAGTCCCATGGCTTTGATCTTACCTGGACTGCCGTCAACATCAAGGCGTTTATTTTCTAAGTCATAAATTAATACAGCATAACGTTTTTTAGTAATAAACAAACTGTTTGACGCTACTAATTCGCGGCCTGCTTTAATAAGTTCGCCAGCTTCTCTTGGACAATGAAATGCTTGCTCCATAAATGCTGGAAATGATTCATTTACTTGATCCGCAATACTATCATAGAGTTGGATACAAGTTTCTTTACTCCAAGCCATATTACCGTTAGCGACTTCATCTTTAATAGCAGGCCAAGCAGTAAAATAACACGAATCAGTATCGCCGTAGATAATAGCATCACCTAAGTGGTCTTTAATACCAAATACACATTCATTGATATAGCCTGCCATGTGTCTAGCAATACTACGACCGGTTAGTGTAGTCGACTGCCCGATGCGTTTGTCAAAGAAACGACAATGTGGATTCAAAATAGCACCATACAAACTATTCAAATTAATCTTTTTAACTAACTGTCGCTTATCCCAGAATGCCTCTTCTTTTTTATCTTTGGCTGATTTTTTGTTAGCTTGTAATTCTTTACGCTCGGCATACCAACGTTCTAACAATCCTGGGACTACACCTTTGCGCTCGTAAGTAACAATAGTACCATTAGCAGTTAACATCCATGGCTGATTGCTGTCAAAGATCATGGTCCATATTTCGCTGGCGCTGTGTACGGTACTGTCACCATCTTGCCAGTCTATAGTGATCTCAGTACCACGCTGTTGTTCCATGACAGCAGTATATTCTAATGTGGCAAATACACCTTCCCAGGCCGCCGCAAAAGTCTTGCCTTTATTAACAATATCATTAATATATCGATCGGTCATAATAGGTCGTAGCTGGCCTACTACAGTTTCCATTCCCATGTTAAGCGCACGGATAGCACTAGGATACAAAGAGTTAATATCCACAGCGCCTACCCATTCATGTACACCTTTTTTAGGATAGGCAACATACGCACCAGCGGCCGCAGTATCATCGTCTGTTAATCTTTGTTTGCGATTAGGTACAACAAGCCCACGCTCATGTGCTTCGTTAATAATAGCTTGTTCAGTAACAGCTACCGCACCCATGGTAGTTGCTAACAATACAGTATTGGCGTGGGCCAGTTCATTGGCCAATTCCAAGAAGCGTAGTTTTTTATCTAACTTGTCTAACAACAATGTATCTTGTCTATTATACACGATAAACTGTTTAAAGTCTTGATTATATAACTGATCCAGGGTGCCTTCGTACTGTGTTTTACTTTCGCCTAATTCATATTCAGAAATAGCATCTAATGAATAACTATGACGCTCTTCGTAAGTGTACTTACGATACAGTTGCATATAATCCATGTGTACGCGACCTACTATGTCATAGGTTGTGCTAGTAGCACCATAACGCTCAAACTCACGCTCTTTAGGAAATTGTCCCCACAAGCAAAATCTGCGGGTATCATCTTTTGATAGTATTCGCTTGATACGATTTACTGTGTAAGGTATATCATAGCCTTCTGAGTTCCAACCAGAAATAACATCTGCGTCTTCGATTAAGTCTAGGAATGTTTTACACATATCCTCTTCTTTATCAAACACAATACAGTTTTCAAAATCTCGAGCAATATCCTTGACAGTTTCCATGCTCATATGCTTGGGTGGAATAACTAGTGTGACTAATTGTTCCAACCACTGTAAGTAAACAGAAATAGCAGTAATAGCATTAAACGGATCCGTTGTGGGAGAAAAACCTTTCTCTTTGTGGAAGTCTACTTCGATGTCAAAGAATGCCGCATGGAGTTCTGGAGCATCTTTATTTTTATAATTTTCTTCTAAGCAACGGAAGATTGGATTGATGTCAGATTCGTAAAGTTGTTTACCTTTTTGTATAGCTACTTCTTTACGAAATTCTTTACTATTGCGAGTGGAGAAACGAGCTACCGGTGTGCCGTAGATTGATGTAAATTTACCTCTTGGATCATTATAATAAAAAATATAATCGGCGGGATATTCTTTATAAACTCTTTCGCCGTCGATCCTTTCTACTACATGAATTCGATCGTGTTCACGATCATATAATGCATCTACATAACTCAAATTAATCTCCGTTTATGGCCGGTAAGCCGTATCTCATGTTCGTTAAGTGAACGATTCTTACTACTGACTATAATATTTATAGTGTTCTGCCTACTTGTGTCAAAATCTGCTCAAGCAATTCGTGGTCTTGTTGTTCACGACCAAATTCACTCTTATGTGCTAATTTAATTGCTTTTTTAAGAATACCAGGTTTGATTTCTAATTCTTCGGCTACTGCTTTAATAGTGTCGTTGAGACCGCCGGTGAGTGTTTCGATTTCAAGAGTGACCTGCATACCTTCGCTGATAATTTGTTCAAGTTTTTTAGTTTGTTCTGCTGAAAAGACGCGATCTGACATTTAATTCTCCTGTTAATAATGTTACAAGTATACAGGATATTTTGGTATAAGTCAATGCTATTTTGGTAAAGTGCCACTTTTAAGGTTCCGGTAGCGAATCGGATTACTTAGGGCAGGAGCCTCCCAGCCTACGGTAACTTAATACCGGTCCTAAGGCTATTTTTTAAACAGGTGCGTACGGATTAAGTTTATAATCCTCGTCACCTTGTTGTTCTGGATAAACTGGATAATCCATTATTGATGTATTGTCCAATCGTAATCTACATTTACTACTACTTGATTTTTTCTAGCATAATAGGCGTAAGGATCAAATTCGTCAGATTTAACTTTGATACGCTTACTAGTACCATCATCAAAATAAACGGTCCAAACAAAATATTCGTTGTCTTTTAAACTTTCGTCTATTTCACTTTTTATTAATTTTAATGCTTCTTTGCGAACTTGTACATGGCCGCCGTTATCTAAGTCTACTGTGTAATATTTTGGAGCACCTTGATATGCGCCATTGCGAACTTCGCCAACGGTACCAGTTTGACCACTAGCTGGGCCACTAACTACTCGAACTCTTTTACCTAAACCTTTAGCTTCTTTTAATGTCTTTTTTTTAGATTCAATTAGAGCTTTGTATTCCATTCTAGCTGACTCGTAAATAGCTGGATCTTTAGTAAAATTGTAGCCGTTACGAACTGCCCATGATAAGAAATTATCTGAAGATTCTCTAACGCCTGGGTTTGCTTTATAATAATCGCCTAAAGATTTATACTGCCCGTCATTTTGAGCAGGGGCTTTTACTGGAGCAGGGGCTTGTTGACTGGTACCATTTGCTCTAGCGGCTAATTCTGCTTTAGCATCTGCGACACTAACCATAGCACGGCCGCCTTGGCCATCAGCTACCTTTTGTAAATATTCTGTACCAAACGCACTTAAATCTTTTTGGGCCGTAGGAGCTTGTGGCCTTTGTTGTTGGGCTTGATCATATTGTTGTTGAACTCGTTGTTGCATTTGTTGATTAAGAGCCATTTGGTCGTCCATGGAAAACCCTTGTCCTGTAGTACTTACACCACCTGCGTGTGCGCCACCAGCACCTAGTGCGGCTGCGCCTGCTAAAGCAGCGCCAGCAACAGTATTTTTCCAACCTTCTTCCATATCGTCTTCTTCAAGTTGACCTGTTAAGCCTTTCCAAGCACCTTTGACCATGCCAATTTGTTTGTCGCCAACTTGTTGCATAAATGATTTACTAGGTTGTGGTTTTTTAGGAGCATTCATTTGTTTTGTCATATGCGCTTCAGCATCACTACGAAGTTTAGCGATTTCATCGTTGGTCATTTCGTCTAACGAACGAGCTGCTGCCGCTTTTAAATTGTTATTGTGTTTGCCCAAGGATACTTGTGTGTTCTTGTTCATATGCTGGCGTTTTCTTAATGGCTGTGTTAACGGATTACTGCGAGCAGTCATGTTACCGTCAATACCTTCTTCCATCCCACCAACACTCTTGTTGCCAAATTCAGTAGGAGCTGGATCTGTGCCTTTTAAGTAGCCACTAAACTTTGGCCCTGTTGATTTGTGTGCAGCCCATGTCATACTTGCTTCTTCGATGTCAGGATTACCAATTTGTTCTGCCACGCTGTTTAAATGATCATTGCTAGTAGTAACATAGCTATACATCCAACCATCTAAACTGATACCCTGATCCAATGCCTGTTGAATGGTGCTGGCATTGCGAATAATTTCTTTTACTTCGCCGCGAGCCATGCCATCAATTTGTTCGTCCTCGGACATACCTTGTTTTGAATTTTTTACAATGGTTCCACTTTTTCTTAAGTATTTAATTACTTCTTTTTTAATTACCGCTAGTTCAGTTTCTCCACTTTCTAT